ACCTATAAAAGGTAATCCTGAAAACGGTTTTGTACAAACAGACTTTATGCTTACAGACAATCCTGATCTACAGCGTGGCGCCAAGCGTGGCGGCACTGAAAATTACACAGGTGCTGACAGAGCTGTACTACTTTCTAGTCTTGCAAGAGGTAGAGGATACAAATTTAGTCCAACCAAAGGTATAGTTGATCCGAACAATGGAGATGCTGTTGTTGCTGATAACTGGGATGATATTGCAGAGATACTATTAGGTAAGGGTGCTAAGGAAGCCGATACACATACAGTAGAAAGTATGTTAGCAAAATTAAAAGGTGATTCTAACTACGATGCACTAGTTGGTCCTTTCAAAGATACAATGGCAAAATCAGGTAAAGAAATACCTGAATCGTTAGCATCTAAACAACTATCACGTATTGTAAATCTTACAAGTGTGCTTGTTCGTTAATAAATACAACATCAAATAAGGAAGTAAAATGAAAATCAATGAGATTACCGAAAGAGATGTAGACAGTAACTTTGAACTTTCACAACTTGCAAGGAAAGCAAGTCGTCACGCTCATAAGTTAAAGTCTGTAATAGACAGAGTTGATTCAGGACAAATCAAAATGGACGATGGTACTTATGTTCAGTTATCTCGCTTAGCTCAATTGTTAAACAATATGGGTCCTGGTGTAAATGAATTTAAATCAATTAATGATGTATATGACGAAATGGTTCACAACACTCGTATTAGAAATAAAGGAACTGATGACGACGGTGTTGCTTTTAATAAAAAGTCAAAAGACCATGAACCGCCAATGGACAAAAATCGTTTTAATATGCTTATGAAATTAGGCAAGTAAATTGGAAAAATACACGGCAATAGAATGGGCTGCAATGGAAGGCGGGCACGATGTCACTCTTACCGAACCAAAGTTTTCTTTCATTAAAGATTTAAACGAAGCTCGTTTTACACGTAACGAACGTAATGTAAGAAACTTATCTTATACAGATTGCCGTGAGCGTATCTATTTAATTGTGCTTGCAATAGAATTGATGCGTACTACAAAAGAATTCCTTCCTTGGGTTAGAGCATATTCAAAACAAACAAGTGGTTTTGAAGACTATAGATTATACAGAGGTAATGGTACAGATTTGTATAACTATCTACATTTAATTTTAAGTGCAAACGGACATACAAAACTAAAAGATCCTAAATCAGCATTGAAGATGAAAGATGAAACAAAACTTCCTTTACGAGATTTTAACCGTTACATAATTGATCTAGCAAAGACAGCACCGAGGAAGGTAGACAACCTTTTATTTAGAATTGAGCAAGGATTAAAGATTACTAATCCTGAATATAAGAGTGTTAGACGTAGTTTAGCCAGTTGGGATACATTACAACTTAAAGATAGAAATCTAGTAGCAACTAAATTATTGTTTGCAGTAAGAGCAAAACTACGCAGTTCGGACATTATTGACGACTTTGAACGTTGGGTTGTAATTACTAAGAGTGAAACTTACTATGCAGTTGATACTGAACCACAGATAAGTCAGCCTGATGTTGTTACAACTCCAGATGCATTAGCACTTTATAGATACTTAGTTGGTGCCAATAATCTTGCAATGACTAAACAGTTTATCGAACATGTTAAAGATGGTAGAAGCATTAGTGCTCCTATGGTAAAAGCATATGCGCCTATTATACAAATGGTAGATGACATCGTACAAGGCGGTCCAGGCTTTATAAATCAACTACAAGTGCTTCGTTCGAGAGCGCAAAAACGCAATAAGTAGTTAATTTTTCTTTAAAAGTGATAAATATTATCATAACAAGTTCAAGAGTATGAACTTGCCATTAGAGAAATTAGGAGAAGAAAATGGCAGAATTCACAAGAGTAAACGGCACAGGCCATGCACTAGGTACACTATACGGCTCAATGCAGCTTAAAGCATTCAAAATGGTTCCAACAACTGCACTAACAGCAGGCATCGGCGGAACAGCTGAAGCACTAGCACAAGAGTTTGGTACAACTGGCGCATTCATCGAAATCGGTGCAAGCGGTACAACTGCAATCATCATTGGTGACGGACACGCATTAGACGTAGCAGCAGTAGACGCTCGCGTAACACACGTACTAGGTGAAGCAGTAACAACTACAGAAATCACAAGTTTCTACGGTATTACTAACGCATAATAGTATAACCTAATAGGTATAACAGAAAGCGTCACTTTTTTAGTGGCGCTTTTTTAGTGACTATAAGTACAGTATGAAACTCCTAATGAAAACACTTGTAGACATTACTGAATCTAAAGCTAGATTTAATAAGTCTGATCCAGCCTGGCACCAACAACAAAATTTTATGACAGTAGTCGGAACTATAGGGTTAAGAGTGAACATTACACCTTTATCTAGTCCACAAGGTACAGTACAACAACTAACTAAAGGGCAAGGCTTTGGTACAAGTTATAAAGGTGAACAAAAAGTTTGGGAGTTTATGTTTGAAACTGACTTTGAATCTGCAATAGATATTCCCATGTTAGTTAACGACTTTGATATGATACCTGTTATATCAAACCTAGACGAAACAGTTAAATTAAAAGAATCTATGTTTGAAACTACAAGCAAGAGTCGTACAAACACGGTATTTGTAACAGTAGCAGATAACCTTAGCGAGTAATTGGTTAAATACTTTTAACAATTTATTATAGAGGGAGTGTGTGATGTCCGATCCAGCGTCAACCACGAAACTAGAGAAAGAGAGCCTCGAGGCTCACGTTGATCTATGTGCAATTAGATATTCTAATCTGTCAAGCAGACTGTCAGATGTAGAAACAAAGATTAATGAAATCCATAATGATATTAAAGATGGCAATCAAAGTTTAATTAAAGTATTAATCGGTGCATCAGGAACTATCATTGCAGGGTTACTTTCAACTATCGTAGTTATATTAATGCAAGGCTAAATCCGCTAAATAACTATATGTTATTAAGAGATCTATTTACTATAGAATTAGAAGAAACACAGGTATGGGCTCGCTCCGGCAAAAAGGTTGTGCGCAAATATCGTTGTTCTGGCGGCAAACGCAAGGGTCGTGTAGTAAGTAAGATTGCTCAATGTTTTGCGCCGCCTGATATGAAAAAGCGTATGACACTTAAAAAGACAAAAGCACGTTTAGGTAAAAGAATATCTCGTAAATCTAAAAGAACTAAAAGAACAAATGTTGCAAGTCGTAGAGTGCAATCAATGAATAAGAAAAGATAATGTTTTTAAGAGAGTTGATAGAAGGAGCAGTTCCTACTTTTGCCAAGAGTGGAAATAAGACTACACGTAAATATCGTTGCACTACGGGCAGTCGTAAAGGACGTGTGGTTGCTAAAGCATCAACATGCTCTGCACCTACTAACGTAAAAGCAGCAACTACATTAAAGCGAACAAAGGCTAAGAAGTCTGCGTCAATGTCAGTAAAGACTAGACGTACAAAGTCTGCAAACCCTGCAAGTATTAGGACACGTCAAGCAAATAAATCTAGACACAAAAAGAGCAAAAGGAGATCAAGGATATGAAAATAAGAGAAATACTTGAACAGCAGCCGGCAAAGATTACTAAGGTACAACCTGGACGCAGTGCAGAAGTTGATCATGGCGACGGTCGTAAAACTACTATTGATCTTAAAAAGAATCCTAGTGCTTTATCTAAAGACGACGAGGGCAATGTAACATTAAACAAACCTTCAAAGCCTGGAGAGAAGAAGAAAGATCCTGCAAAACTAATAAGACCAGGAGACATTGTTAAAACAACCTCTTAGGATAAGTATGTCTATGAACACTTATAAATTAATAGAAGATTTAGAAGAAATAATAGCAATTGGCCTTGAGGATTCAGCAGTGCCTGTAGTCAAAGGAAACAGTATACGTCTTAAGAATTATATCATTAGAAACTCAAAAGGTATGTATAGAATTTTTGACTGTAAAACAAACTCAGCTGTTGCATTTACACATTATAAGAAGTCCGCTCTTGCTATTGCAAAAACTCTTGTTGAAGGCAAGCCGGCAATAGACGATATAGTAAAATTAGATAAAAAGTTTCTTAAACATTATAATGACGTAATTACATATAAAGAAACAATTAAAAACACAAAAGATAAAATACGTAAAGAATCACGCAAAGCAAGACTGAGTCAGAGCCTGGATAAAGCAAAATATTACTCTGATCAAATAGAAGATTTCATTTATCAATGATAAATACATGTAACGATCTAATAGGAATTAGCAATGAACATTAACGAATTTACTAGACCATTAACTTCAGAAAAGTTAAACGAGTCACTAGCAAAAACATTTGGTAAAAAAATTAACCTTGAGAAATTTACATTTGAGCAACTTGAAGATGCTCGTAATAAACTACGCACAAAGTTAAGTCAAGTTGAAACTAATGAAAGTTTTGATAAAGTACAAACATCAGAGTATGCAAAGAACAAAATGTTTCTTGATGTATTAAATGCTGAAATTAAAGAAAGACATGAATCTGGTTCAGCAATTACTGAAGGTGCAGAAGACTCAGCAGAGATTGTTATGGCTGGTAAAGACATGGTAGACAAAGTTACAGGTTGGATGGAAGACACAGCTGAAATGCAAACTGAGTCAATGTTAGATCTTGCAGATGCTATCCGTGATGAAATGGGTAGTGAGCAAAGTGAATCATTTGTTAATACAGTTAAACCTGCATTGGAAGCAATGTATGCAGCAATGGAAAGCACCCGCGGAGCACTAACAAGTGGCGTAGGCATCCTAACTGGCGAAGGCGGCGGTATGGACGCAGACATGATGGGCGGTGATGACATGGACGCCATGGAACCAACAACTGACATGGACATGGACACTGACTTAGGTGATCTTGAAGGCGATGACTTTGATGCAGACGCATCAGCAGCAGGCGGCGACTTAGATATGGGTCGTGAAAAGCGTGAGTCAAAAAACATTAAAGGCAAGAGCCTCGGTGAAGGTGCTGCTAAAGGCTCAATGATGAAAGATGCTGAAACAATGAGCAAAGCAGCTTTTATCAAGAAGTACGGCAAAGAAAATGCTGAAACTTGGAGCAACATGAACGAAAGCTCAAAAAAAAAGTAAACGAAGCTATTGATACTAACGAGCTGTTCCAAATACTGGATCACTTAAAAAGTCGTAAGAAATATAACTTATCAATGGATAAATTAGACTCGCTGATGCGCAAAATGGGGCACGGCGAGTTTACTTTTGATGTGTTTAAGGCTGCATACGATGCAGACCCTAGACTTAAAGAATTAGTTAAAAACTTTGACAAAGACAAGATACAACTAAAGTCAAGCGAAGTTGACGATCTATCACCAACAGATGGCGGCGATAGCGACGATACAGTAGCAAGTATGGCTAAACGTGCTAACGATTTAATTTGACAATATAATATATTATGTTATAATAACATATGACATTAATAAAACCTAAGTACGAATATGCAAAACTAAAACGTGTAGAAGTAGATGGCAAGCGCCGTTACGCAGCACCCGGTGGCGCTCCTGTAGCAAGTGTTACAACTATCCTTAGCAGCACAAAAGATATGACACATCTTATTGAATGGCGCCGTAGAGTAGGTGAAAAGAAAGCACAAGAAATTACAACTGAAGCAGCAGGCGTAGGTACACGTATGCACAAGTATCTTGAGGATTATGTAGACAATGGTGTATGGACAGAGTCAGCAGGTAGCAACCCTTACGCACAACAAGCCTATAAGATGGCTTGTATTATCCGCGACGAAGCAATGGTACATGTAGATGAAATATGGGGAAGCGAAGTTCCGCTCTACGTTCCTGGTATCTATGCTGGTACAACTGATCTAGTAGGACAATATAAAGGCAATCCGTCAATCCTTGATTTTAAGCAAACCAATAAGCCTAAGAAGCCTGAGTGGGTTGAAGACTACTATCTACAACTTACTGCCTATGCTATTGCACATAACGAGGTACATGGCACAGACATACGTGAAGGACATATCTTTATGTGCAGTCGAGGCTTAGAGTATCAACAGTTTGACCTATGGCCAGATGAGTTTGCTGAATGGGAACAAGAATGGTGGAATAGGTGCCGTCAGTATTATGAGAAACACGGATAAATACTACTACAAATTAGGAGTAGTATATGGCTGTTGTTTCCATTTCGAGGATTCAAATACGCAGAGGGCGTAAGAACGAAGGATCCGGATTACCACAATTAGCAGGCGGTGAACTTGCCTGGGCAGTAGACACACAAGAGATGTTTATAGGTAACGGTAGTGTTGCCGAAGGAGCACCGTTTGTTGGAAATACTAAACTTCTTACTGAAAAAGATAACATTCTTGCTTTTGCAAAGTCATATGAATATAAGAGTACAAATGACAGTATTCAAACAGGACCCGGCCTTACACCAATACAGCGTAGTCTACAGGATAGACTAGATGATATTGTTAGCATTACATCATTTAATGCATTAGGCGACGGCAGTGATCAGACAGATCAAATACAACGTGCAATTACACAATTGTATATGAACCCAAACGATCCTTTAAATAACAGCAACAGAGTTATCTTACAGATGCTACCTGGAAATTATGTTGTCAGTAGAACTATTGTATTGCCTTCATTTGTAAACATAGTTGGATCAGGTATTGATAATACAGTGTTAACTAAAACTACACCAGGACCTGTGTTTAGAACTGTAAGTGATGTTGATATCCCGTTAATTAACCAATTAAATGCAACTGATCTTGCTGCGTATGTTAATAGTTCAGCAGTTACTGAAACAAATCAATCTCGTAACATACACATAAGTGATATGACTATTGATGTTGCAGGTAGTGCAGGAGGGTTCTTACTAAACAGTGTAAGAGATAGTGAATTTAGAAATATAAAAATTAGAGGTACATGGACTAACGGTTCAACACTCGACAACACAAACTATGGTATTAAAATGACAATGGTTACCACAGCCGGCGTTGGAAAAAATAATACATTTCAAAATATCAAGTTTGAAGGACTGAGTGTTGGAGTGTATAGTGATAACGACATCGAAGATAATAGATTGTCAGAGTGCTCATTTGAAACACACTATAATGGAATTGCATTTGGTACTAACCAACTTTTAGGTGCAACTGCTGCAACAACAGGACCACGCTCTACAAAAGTAAACAACTGTAGATTTAAAAATATAGACAGACAGGCTATCTATATTAAGTACGGTGAGTACAATATTTCTCAAAGTAATAGTTTTATAGATGTAGGATATCAATGGACAGCAGGTGTAATACAAAAAAATAATCCTCAATGGCCAGTAATCGAATTTGGTACAGAAGCCTTTGCTAACGGTAGTGATAATGATTATTTTAACAGAACTCCACAACTTTCAGCAGATCAAAATTATCTATCTAATATTGCATATATTCCAGAAATAAAAGGACCAGGTTTTGATACTGTAAGATATCTACAAGAACTAAATCTTACACAATCAACATCACCATCGGTAATGTTTAAAATACCTGCAGATGAAACAAAATGTATAGAAATTGAATACACCTATAAGAGCTTTACAGTTAATGCATTTAGAAAAGGTGTTATTACAGTAGTAAGTAATCCTAGCAACAATATAAGATCAGTAAGTGATGAGTATGATTATGTAGGTGACAGCCTTTACGAAGAAAATCTTGTGTTTGGATCAGAATCTTTTGATGAAAATCTAGACGGAGTGGTTGACAGTTTGGGTATATCTGTGTTAAACTTAACTATAAACGATCAATCAGAGTTTCATTATAGATTAAAAACAGCAAGGTAAAATGTTTAACAACTCATACGATGAACGCCTATTTCTTTGGCGAGACTTCCGTACCTATTTAGAAACAGCAGAAAATCCTCTTGAGGATACAGTAAAGTTCTATAGTCAGGCTCCAATTGTTAATCTTACAACTGATCCGTATGATCCAGATAATTGGCCAACGCCTTGGGAAATATTAAAAGAAAATATTTATTGTGAGTATGTGAAAATACTTGCAATATGCTACACCTTACAGTTATGTGATCGGTTTATAGGGGTTAAATTTGAGATAAACATAGTACACGACAACAAACAGTCTAGAACATATTTTTTACTTTTTGTTGACAATCAATGTATAGGATACAACTATGATGAAGTAATACCGGCAACAGAACTACCACTAGGGCTGGAGTTCGTTATGCGTCATGAAATGCCCCAAATTCACTAAGTATATTTTTAACAAGGAACCGAGGATGATTCAAGTAACGAAAAGAGATGGACGCCGTGAGCCATTAGATATTGAAAAACTACATAAAGTTGTTTTTTATGCCTGTGATAATATTACAGGAGTTAGCCCTAGCGAAGTAGAATTAAAAAGTCAAATTCAATTTTTTAACGGTATGACAACAAAAGAGATTCAAGAAACTCTAATTAAAGCAGCAGCTGATCTTATTTCGGAAGAAACTCCTAACTACCAGTATGTTGGTGGCAGACTTATCAATTATGCATTGCGTAAAGAAGTGTACGGATCTTATGACCCTTGCACAGTACGTGAATTAGTTGAAAAAAATATTAACAACGGTTTCTATGATACAGAACTACTTGACGACTACGACAACGACGAGTGGCATAAGATTAATAACTTTATAAAACATGATCGTGATACTGATTTAACTTATGTAGCAATGGAGCAACTAAGAGGCAAGTACCTTTGTCAGAATAGAGTTAGCGGTGAAATATTTGAAACACCTCAGATGTGTTATGTTCTTATTGCAGCAACATTATTTAAAAATTATCCAAAAGAGGAGAGACTACGATGGGTCAAAGAATATTATGACGCTATTAGTTTACACGATATTAGCCTACCTACGCCCGTTATGGCCGGCGTTCGTACGCCTCAGCGTCAGTTCAGTTCTTGCGTTCTTATTGAGTCTGACGATAGTTTGGCTAGTATCAACGCAACTAGTGCATCTATTGTCAACTATGTAAGCCAGAAGGCAGGCATTGGTATCGGCGGCGGAAACATCCGTGCAATTGGTTCTCAAATACGCAAAGGCGATGCTTATCATACAGGCATTATTCCTTTTTATAAGATGTTCCAAGCAGCAGTTAAATCATGTAGCCAAGGTGGTGTACGTGGCGGCGCAGCAACTATTTATTATCCAGTATGGCACTTAGAAGCAGAAGAAATGTTAGTGCTAAAAAACAACAAAGGCACAGAAGACAACCGTGTACGTCATATGGACTACGGTGTGCAGTTTAACAAATTAATGTATGAAAGACTTATACAGGGCGGTGATATAACTCTTTTCTCGCCTAGCGATGTACCAGGATTGTATGATAGTTTCTTTGCTGATCAAGATTTGTTTAGACAACTGTATGAAACAGCAGAACGTAATACAAAAATACGCAAAAAAGTAGTAAAAGCAATTGACTTGTTTAGTTCATTTATGGAAGAGCGTAAGAACACAGGCCGCATTTATTTACAGAACGTAGACAATGCAAACGAGCATGGTTCATTCCTTCCTGAGGTTGCACCCATTCGTCAGTCAAACTTGTGTGCAGAAATTGACTTACCTACAAAGCCACTTAACGATTTAAACGACCCAGAAGGTGAAATTAGTCTATGTACACTTAGCGCAATTAACTGGGGCAACATCAAAGATCCAGGTGATTTTGAAAAGGTGTGTCGTCTAGCAGTGCGTGGACTTGATGCACTGCTGAGCTATCAAAACTATCCTATTCTAGCAGCGCAGTTATCTACAGAGAAGCGCCGTCCTTTAGGCGTTGGCATTATTAATTTTGCATACTGGTTAGCAAAGCATGATATGAACTATCAGAATATTGACACAGCAGGATTAGAGATGATAGACGAATATGCCGAAGCATGGAGTTACTACCTAATTAAAGCAAGTGCAGACCTAGCAGCAGAATTTGGCGCTCCGAGCGGCAACATGGAAACAAAATACGGACATGGTATTACACCTAACCAAACATACAAGAAAGATGTTGACGAACTAGTTCCACATGTAGAACGTATGGATTGGAAAGGACTACGTGAGCAACTAAAAGCAACAGGCATCCGTAACTCAACACTAATGGCACTAATGCCAAGTGAGACATCAGCACAGATTGCTAATGCAACAAATGGCATTGAGCCTCCACGCAGTTTAATTAGTGTGAAGCAGTCAAAGCACGGTGTACTTAAACAGGTTGTACCAGAGTATAAGCGTCTTAAAAACAAGTATGATCTACTATGGGATCAAGAGTCACCAGAAGGTTACTTAAAGATTATGGCAGTGTTACAAAAGTATATCGATCAAGGTATCAGTGTAAACACAAGTTACAATCCAGTACACTACGGAGACGAAAAGATTCCACTTAGTACTATGCTACAGCATCTACTTATGTTTTATAAATACGGTGGTAAGCAACTGTACTATTTCAATACATTTGACGGACAAGGCGAACTTGATGTGAACAAACTTATGGAGCAAGAACTTGCACCTAGTGAAGTTGACGAAGAAGATTGCGAAGGCTGCACAATTTAATTGACAAATAGATATAATACTGTTATACTTACATACACATAGAGAAGGATGAACATGAGCGTATTTGACACTAGCAACCGTGCCGATCATACACAAGTTACGGCATTCTTGGATCCAACAGGTGGTCCAACAATCCAGCGTTATGACACACTAAAGTATAAAACTTTTGATAGTCTAACTGATAAGCAGTTAGGGTTCTTCTGGCGTCCAGAAGAGATTGATATCTATAAAGATGCAAAAGACTTTAAGAGTTTGACAGAACACGAGCGTCATATCTTTACAGCAAATCTAAAGCGTCAGATCTTGCTAGACTCAGTACAAGGCAGAGCACCAGTAGAAGCATTTGCTCCTATTGTGAGCTTACCAGAGATTGAGAACTGGATTCAAACATGGACATTCTCAGAGACTATTCATAGCCGTTCGTACACACATATTATTCGTAATGTTTACAGCAATCCAAGCAAAGTATTTGATGAGTTAATGGACATACAAGAGATTGTTGATTGCGCAGGTGATATTTCAAAGTATTACGATAACTTGATTGAGATGAGCATGTGGTACAACTTGTTAGGTGAAGGTACACATCAAGTTACAAGCAATCGAGAAGCACGTAATGTAACCGTAAACTTGTACGAGCTAAAGAAATTGCTATGGCTTACACTAATGAGCGTAAACATCTTAGAAGGTGTTCGCTTCTATGTAAGCTTTGCATGTAGTTGGGCATTTGCCGAACTAAAGAAGATGGAAGGTAATGCTAAGATTATTAAATTAATTGCCCGCGATGAAAACTTACATCTTGCATCTACACAGATGCTACTAAAGATTCTTAAAACAGATGATCCAGACTTTGCAAAGATTGCAGAAGAAACAGAACAAGAATGTATTCAAATGTTTGTTGATGCTGTTGATCAAGAAAAAGCATGGGCTGACTATTTGTTTAAAGATGGTTCAATGATTGGACTAAACACAGAACTATTAAGTGATTATATTGAATGGATTTGTGCCCGCAGAATGTCAAATGTAAACTTAAAATCACCATACAAAGTGCCACAATCTAATCCGTTGCCGTGGACACAAAAATGGATTTCAGGTGCTGATGTACAGGTTGCTCCTCAAGAAACAGAGATAACTAGTTATGTAATCGGCGGCACGAAACAGGATGTGTCGAACGACACATTTAAAGGATTTTCATTATGATACAAATTTGGGGTAAACCAGCATGTCCATCATGCACAAAAGCAAAAATGTTATGCGAAAAATACAATTACCAGTTTGAATATTTAGAACTAGGTAAAGACTTTACACGAGAAGCAGTGCTTGCAGAATTTCCAGAAGCAAGAACGTTTCCACAAATTGTAGTAAGTGGCAATAAAGTTGGCGGCTACGAACAATTTGTACAATATATCGAAAACACAGGCTATACAGGAACAGGATACACATTATGATAATCGAAGCACCTTATAAGGTAAACGATACAGTGACACTAAAAACAACGGGCGGCGACGAAATCGTTGCCCGTTTTGTTGAAGAAGATAATAACACAGTGACAGTATCAAAGCCGTTGGCACTGATAGCATCACAACAAGGAATGGGCCTTGCGCCCTTCGCATTTACTATTGCACAAGATGCTAAACTA